CTGCTGACCCACTCAAGGCCAAATGATCTCCTTCATCCCAAGCAGTTATAGCATATTGTTGATTCTTAGTTAATGCTTCGAAATCAAGCAGGTCATCTAATTTCACAACCATAGAATTATTCTTAGGTGCTTCTGCGTTTCTTTTTCTACCCATTACACATCAATCGTATTGCCTGAACCAGAACCTTGTTTTATTCTTTTCAGATGGTCTTTCCAACCACTAGATGTTTTTGAATTAGGATGTGTATTTCCGACACCTCCTACAATAGCTGGGAACTTAGGAACTTGAACTAGATCTTTGTCCTTTAGTAAATTTTGCAACTCATCATAGGAACATGTAACGTCCCATTCATCTGATCCATTTTTTGTTTTAACCGTGTAAACTGGCACCTTGATATCCCTTCCACCAAGTTGGAGCTTCCCTTCCCCATTTCCATTCGGCAAAGGGTTTAGCTTCGTGATAGTAATTTCTGTAGGCTGTGACTGGATCACCTTCCACCATGCAATGCGGATAAGCACTCATGGCTTGAGCAAATTCAGTTCGTGGACCTTCGTTGATATTTATAGGCAAATTAGCAAGAGCTTCTGTAAGAAGTTCAATAGTAGAATGTGGTTTGTTTCTACGAAAAGTGAATTCCCTACCTAGTGCATTGAAATGATAAAAATGCCACCTGTAATTTTGAGCAGATTCCATAGTCCACTTTGTGCAAGGATGTCCCATGTGAACGGCTTTATACAAGAGGTTTTCCATATAATGATCATCCAAGATCCAATGCTTAACCATTGTCTTCCCGGACTTTGATGGCCTCTTTTCTATCTTGCCGTCAAGCATGCGATGAGCTGTAGAAAGCATCTGAGCACTTTCTACAATCATTTTTGGGATGTGCTTGTCACACATCATCATAGCTGCTTTAGCAGGATCTTCGTCTAGTACAAATATATTCATAACAAAATTCTCCAAATGATATTTTATTATACCACAGTCACGTCAAAAAGTAAACCATTTTATGAAGCAAATCTCATAGTATTTTCTCCGTTGATATGTGATGCTAAGAATTCTTTTTTAATTAAGATCTTTTCCATCAATTCCGTCTTACCTTTCTTTCTTAACCTAAGAGCATAATGTTCTAGTTCTTTCACATCTTGTTGTAATCTCTCAGTTTGATTTCTTTCCATTTTATCTCCTTCCAGAAAGTGCAAACCGTATCTCACCACGAAGGATGAAATACGGCTAATGAATTGATTAGTTATGTGATACATCAATCAGTATTAACGCTCCTACTGTTATCTTGCAGAAGCCCTGGAAAAGCTCCGTCAACAATTGGTCTTGATAGACCTTTTGGCATGACTTTCTTAACCATGTTAGAAACTAATTCTGCATCTAGTGGATGGACTCCTTCTAGTATTCCCAAGAAGATTCTCTCCCTCTTATACGCAGGCATGTGGTCTCCCTGACCGCCCTTAACAAAATAGATAAATTTTTGATTTTCTTTTTGAAGATGCGCCGGGTGACTCTCTTCTGGCGCAGCCGTATATGGTGCATCACCAGCAGGCAAGTTCCATTCAACTGTAGTGTCAATTGAACCTCTGATAATATCTTTCAAGGCCCAAGTTTCATTTTCTTTTAGTACTTGTATTTTCTCTTCCTTTGAACGTTTCTTGTTCATAAGCTCAAGAGTTTCCCAAACAGGCTTAGTCATATTATATAAATTCCTCCACTCTTTCTAATAACATTTTCAAACGTTTTCCTACAAGGTATGGAAACACCTTACCTTTGTTGGACCACGGATCCTGACTGTTAAAATTATTTATAATTTCAGTTTTTACACCAGAAGGAGATTCAGTCAAATCAATCATTTTTTTATTTCTGATGTAGTTTCTATATATAGATTCCCCTAAAGCTTGAGGATCATCAGCTAACAGTTGTTTCTTCTTAGCTGAAAGTGGTGTCTGACGACGCCCCTCGACAAGACACTTGTCATCGGAAAGGACATTTGGGACGCCGTCAGACATATCACCAGAAAGGATAAGATTCATAAGTTGAACCCTGGGATTATCCTCTTTGATGAATTTCTTAGTCATAGGTGAGAACTGATTTACATTATCCAACACCTGCAACTGAGCAAAATCCTTATCAGCAGAGACTATCATTACAGGCTCGTACTGACCGAACTCCTGTGTATTGTAACACAGTTGAGCAATGATATCATCTGCCTCGCATCCTTCAATGTGAAGGACTTTATAAGGAAAGTTTTCTTTTATCTCTTCTCTTACAAGAGAGATAACACGAAAGATTTCATTCCAATCTAAACTGGACTCATCTCGACCTTTCTTACGATTAGCCTTATATTCAGGATATACAGGCTTTCGCCAGTTTCCACCAGCATCAGAACAGATAACCATATCTCCATATTCTTCTCCAAACTTTTGACGATACATTCTTATTGTGTTTAAGATCATGTGTCGTATCAAGTTTTCTTGGATTTCCAGTTTTTGCACCATGATAGATGCAATGGAGATTGCGTTATAGTCAAGTAAAATCATTATGAGATCCGTTGATAGGTTATTTTGGAATGAGAGATTTCAAGTTGGTCACATAATTCCATAATGTAATGTTTGTTATGTGATGCGAATTCACATAGGTGATTTCCGCCGGCGGGATCATTTGTTTTAAATTTTGATAAGACGCAGCCGTGGGTGGTTGCGAATTGTTTGATTAAAGATTTAGATGTATTGTAGTTGATGTTAGTTGAGATTTTGTACATAATATAGAGTCCTTTCCATTAATATAGCTTTATTATACCACAATTGAATAGTATTGTAAAGGACTTTTTTCACTTTTTTATATGTCTTGAATGTATCTTACATCCAATGAATTCATTAAAGTACTCATCACTTAAGAGGACATCGCGTTGAAACTGAATCTTTGCTTCATGGTAAGACATTTCTCCTTTAGTCTTACAAAGAATGAGGATTTCTCGCTTGAACTTATCGGCACCGCGTTCTTCCACCAGTTGACATAACTGAGTTGATGAACCGAAGTATTGTCGCCAATCAGATTCTGTACGCGTGCGTACTCTTCTCTTACGCGTCTTAGTGACGGGGAGGGTCTTAGGTTTCCAGAAATTTTTCTTTCCAATATATTTCTTGCCCGTATCAATCTCTGTTACCTCATAAACGAAGCCTTGATATTCTTCCGGAGTTTCTTCAAACGGTTTGTTTTCATATAACCACATAAGGTTATATATCTACGTTTTTTACCCGTCCGAGTCAAGTTCTCCGGATTGCGCGTCGGCGCCACATAGCGGGCAAAAAGAAGGCTCAAACTCATCTTCACCCTTTATAGTTACTTCTATTTCTGCATCACAAGCGATGCACTCTACCCAGTATTTTACACCGGACATTACTGAATCTCGCAGAAGCCTGCTGCGCAAGCGAGTTCTTGTGCTCCTTCTGTCATATCACTAGATTCATATTTTGATAGTTCAGTCCAATCAACTGATTTTGGCATAGTCTTATTCATATCGTTATACTCCTTTTTTGAGCAATCCTGATAAGGTGCTTGTTTATAAGTGTGATCGCTGAATGGCAAAAATGAAACACCACTCATCCAATCAAAGTTCTTATATACCCATGCTCCAACATCCATCCATTCATTTTCTTTTACAGAAATAGTAACAGATGGCTTATGTTCACACCAGTGTTTTTGATATAGCAGCCAATGCTCTAGTTGTTCAATAGCTGACATATCAGTTCTAAATACAGCAGACTCATCTACCTTCATTGGAAATGAAAAGACAGATGTGTGGCTTGGATTCATTACGTCGTCTTCGATAGGAAATCCTGAATCAGCCATAAACTGAGTAAGAGGATCTTTTTTGTCACCTCGTACTGTCCTGATATAGAAAGGATTATGACGAGCGTGGATACCACTAGCAGCATCGACAAGTTGAGATACAGTACCAGAAGGCTTAACACACGTAATAGCTGCAGACTGTGGAATGCCAATATCTTTAGCCCACTTTTCATTTGTCTTAACTGCATGTTCTTTTAGTTCTTCTAAGAGTTTATCAAGACCAGCTTTCTTTCCGTTAGTCAATTCATTGTCCATGATACCAGTAAGAGATACACCTAGCAATCTTTCTTCTTCACAATTCTTAGCCCAATGTTTTGAAACATATTTGAAATTAGTAAGTGTAGATTGAAGTGTACCTAAGATAGCAGCAAGCTCTACCTTATCCATAAGAGTCTTCTTAGTATCTCCTGATCTAATAACGACCTCGCTTAAGTTACAGAACTCTCTATCTCTTAGAATAATTTCTGAACAAGGATTTGTACCAAACTCATGATCGCCTACAACTCTACGGCCATTCTTTTCTGCCATAGTATTTGCTGATGCTCTGTTAAAGATTCCTCTTTCACCAGACTTTGAATCATACAAAGATTTCCATTCATCCATAAAGATACCAATGTCTGGTTTTTCAGTGTATGCTGCAGAATTATTCGCAAGTGCTCTTTGCCCATTATCCTGCCACCACTGACCTGCTTTCGCATGTCTCATTCTATCATCGCTTAGATTAGAAAGAGAAATAAGAGCAGATCTTCTTACACCACCAACAACAACAATTTCTGCAATCTTACATACCACATCATGAGCTTCAATTGATGTAAGCT